CTTGTCACCTGGGCGAAGAACGCCGAGCGGTGTCAAAACCAGAAGGGCGAGGATTGCGTAAAGCTCCGCGGACGCCTTATGCCGAAGACGAGCGCGGCAGGCAACGAATACCTGCTGATGGCTCTTTCTGACGCAAAGCCTAAGGTTGACGACGCTCCCTTCTGATTCCTACCCGAACTAAACAGGCGTGGCTTTAGTAGGGGGGCCGCGCCTTTTTTTATGAGCAAGCCGACGATGCAGCGTGTCCTCGAGGGCGACACCTGGGTTTGGAAAGTACAGGTTGCCGGGATGGTCCGAACGTATAGGCAGGACTGGCAAGCGCAGTGGGCTTACACCTACGCAAAAACCCTTTACGACGCCGACATCCCCCCGGCATCGAGCTCCGCGATGTGACCGACAGCCTGCTTAATGAGCTTCGCCTGGTGCCATGACTGACGCGTAAGCAGTACGCAAACGCTGCGGACCTTCTCTATATCTTCGCAGGATCGAATATCCCGCACGGTTGCCTCGAGGTAGAGCTCCTCCTCGAGGCTGTTCTCAATCACCATCCAGTCCATAGCGAGCTCTCGATGGATTTAACCCGCTATAGCGCGGGTGCTTAAATCACGCCACGCTCGGCATCACCGTCAGGTGATTGTTGTAGTGCCCCGTCTTTGCGTAGTTAGTAATCGGAGAGCTAGACATTGAGTGGAACACCATCTGCCCGATTTTCATTCCCGGGAAGATCCTAAGAGCGTGATGCTGCCGCTCATTCTTAAGCTCGAGCGTAAGAGTCGAACCGTGCCAACCAGGATCACACCAGCCAGCAAGCATGTGGTTGAAGCCTGCTCGCGCCCTCGATGATTTCAGGACGAACTGGGCACTAATGTCGTCTGGGAGATTAAAGACCTCCATCGTTTCGGCGAGAAGAAAATCGCCGGGCTGCACCATGAAGGGATCGTCTTCTGTCTTGTCGGATATATCGAGGCGAACAAGCTCTGGGCTGTAGATGCTTTCGACCATGATCCCGTTGCCGAGCCGCAGGTCGAGACTCGCGGGGTTGATCAGATCCGGGTCAAAGTTTTCGACCATTCCGCCCCCACAGCGGGCCTGAATCTCCCAGTCGCAAAGAACTGCCATGCCAGAGGCGAAAAGCCAATGCTACTTACGGTGATCCGTGCTCACTCGTTTACGAGAATCACCCAGCCTGTTCCTGGGCCTTCGGATTGCCACCGCTGGTAAAAGGCCGCCTGTCTTACTCGAACGTTGCGCCCTAAGTGTGGATTGCTATGCCCGCCCTTTTCCATCTCTGGATAGCCACGGGGGTCTTGCATAATCCACTCAGGGTCTTTGCTGTTCTTGCCGGCAAAGCCGCTAATCACACTCCAATGCCCGCAGCCGAGCCCGCTACACATCGGCGGTGCGCCGAGAAGCATGTTGCCTGCATGGAGCCAGCCGACTAACACCGGCCGCCCGTTTTCGATCTCTAGCTCGACAAGATCGGCATCACCGTCTTCGCGGAATTCGACCTGCAGCCCGAGGCTGCGCAATGCCGCTAGCTGTGCCTCGACCGATGTCGTGTCACCGTACTTAGCGCGGATCTCGTTGTATTCATCATCCGTCCGAACCTTCTTGTAAAACGCTGCCACCATCGCAGCCGCTGAACTGAAGCACTCCCGATAGCCGGTTCCTGTCTTGTTGTCGAGCTGCTTGAAATAGGGCATATAAATCTGCTGGTCATATCCGCTTTCTTTCCAAGCCTGAAACCAGTCCGCATCCTCCTCCAGTAGGCCCTCTGGCACGGACTGCTCAAGCTCCTTAATCGCAGCCAACTGATGGGGCGTACCACGGAAGAACTGGAAGAACGGCAACAGCGCAAAAGCCACGCCCATCAGAAGCAGGGTCAGTTGGATGATGCCGGATGCCACCTACTTTTCAATGCGTGTGTCAGGGAGAAGCATTTCCCGCACATGCTTTACCGCTAGGTCATCTAGGTCGTTATCAGTTCTTGCGACAATCTTCTCGAGCATCGCGACAATCAACTCTTTGAACGCCCGTCATCAAGATCGGCTTGAGGATTAGAAGCATTTGCCGGACCTAGTTACGCTGTAACGGTAGCTCTGTTCCGCAATGACTTCCAACCCCGAAGAGCACCACGAAAAGGAAGGCATCTCAATGGCAGATGTCGTTAAGGCTCTAGTGCTCGCTTGGAGTGCTGCGCTCTTGACTGCTTCTTATCTCGGGATTTTTCCGCAGATGAAAATGGACAACACGTTTGTGGCGTCATTACTCACAGGTGCAATGGCGTCGTTCGGCATTGAGCGGAAGAGCAATGGCAACGGCAATAAGAAGCCGACTATTGTCGATAACAAAGACACCAAAGCTGGGATCAAATGAATCGCTCACTCTTGGTATTGGGCATCACATTCGCGGCTGCTTTGCCCGCACAGGCTGATTTAACCCACAAAATTCAAAGCTCAGTACAACTGGAGGTTGGCGGTGCTTCTACTCGCGCTATCCGCGTCGGTAATACTTACAGCATCAGCGGTTCAGGCGTCAGCACCACTGACGGGTCTACTGCTGGTGTCGTTGGCGGTTTGGGTGCTCACACTGCGGGCGTTGGTGCGCTGACTACCGTTACCGCTTCACAAGCAACCAGCGGCAACTCCTTCAGCTTTGCCAACAGCTACACCGTTGGAGACACCATTCCAACCTCCGCTCCAACTGTCGGTGAGGTTCCTGCTTTCGGTGATGTCACTTCTACTGCTGCTGGCACTGCAGGCACCTTGGCTGGCACCATCAGCACAGCAGGTGCTGTGACCGTGACTGCTGGTGGAGCTAACACCAGTGCAATCGGTCAAGTCATTAGTGAGCTGACGACACGGTGAAACGGCTGATCATTCTGTTGCTGTTGCCTTTTCCAGCAGTCGCAGTGCCGGTGGTGCCTAACTTTAGTCAAGGCGTAGTTTCGTCTCACACTGAGTCCAAGACGATTGTCAAAGAATCGATCGTCTCCGAGAGCTACCGCACTGGCTTTGAGTACACAGTCAGCGGCACAGGCGTTGAGCCGACTAGCGGAATCGTTAGTCCATCAGCCGGAACCAATACTCTCAACTTCTCAAGCCGCTCCAGCTGGAAACAAACCGTTCCAGGGGCAGCATTCCAGTACGCGGAGACATTCCAGGGACCTGGATTGATCGAGAAAGTCATCATCGACCGCGAGACCATCACCGAAACCGTTATCGACTCCACCAGCACCTTTAGCCAATGAGAGCGACAGCTTCTGCTCTGCTGTTCAGCCTGCTCTACACCGCTCCAGCTGCAGCACAAGTCAGTGCAACTGCATCACCTGTCTCAAATAGCAGTGGCTCAGTCGTCAACCAGGCTGTTCAAATTACGCCTGGGCAGTACATGAAGTATTCAGTCGGCAGTGGCATCCAGTGCGATGGTGCCACGCTCAACATCTCTCCTTTTGCGTCTACTACGCACTCTTTTGGCAATCCAAACAATCAGTATTATCAAGAGCCGGTTTACGACAACAGCGACAACTTTGGCCTAATCGACCCAGAAACAGGACTCGATGGTCCAGATGGTATCCCTGATAACCCTGGCACGGTGCTGTATTACAAGCCTCAAAGGACAGGCTACCGCCAGAACTTCAGCCATAACTTTGGAATCACAGCCACGTTCTCTGTTCCACTCGACTGGGGTCCGATCAATCTCTGCAAAGACGCTCAGCGAAAGCAAGTCGCGCTTTACGAACAAGCTCTAGCCGACAAGCGACTCAACTATGAGATGGGAAGGCTCAAAGCTTGTGCTGAAGCACTGCGTGAGGGATATGGCTTCGCTAAAACCTCACCGTTTTATTCCATCTGCGCTGATGTCGTCCTTAAGCCCAAGCCGGTTGAAGGTCACACACACGAGATTATTTACCCAGAGCGCGCCTCAGATCGCGAATGGCTTGATTCCGGTGACGCTGAATCACCCGCCGCTGCTGTAAAGATTCCAGTTTCTCCTTACGGCCGAGTTTCTGATTGATCTTCTTCACTACCTTTTTCGTCAAAGGCTTTGCCAGCTTCTGCAGCACTGACGCGATGGGTTTGGCAAAGATCGCCACAGTCGTGGCAATCGCAGCAGTCAACGCAACCGATACGGTCGGACCAGCATCAGGCACATAGTTATTGATGACCTGCCCAATGGGCACCGGATCCCAAAGCTTCACGCACTTGCCGTCTCGCAGCTCATAACCAGCAAGAACTTTATTGCCAAGCTTGTTGTAACTCCCAAGCTTTGCTGAAGCGAACGGGGGGCAGGGTGGATCTTTGGGCAACCTTGGGATGTCGGGAGCGTCGCCCGGCACTTGAGGGGATGCAACCTTGGCCGGAGTAGCCAC